AATATATTAGCGATGTAGAATATCCGGAACACGTTAAAAATTTCAAATCCATAGGTGTTCAAGATCCGCTTACAAAATTTAACTTTGTTACTTATAAGTCTGGCTCATGGGAAAGATTACGTATTGACGCCAGCACAGATCAAATCGTAACGCAATCAAGTCCAGGCGGACAAATTGATATCTTTGATTTCTCACAAAATAATTTCCATCTTTCTGGAACTTCTTTCCCGCAAGCCGCTCAAGTTATCGACCCAGAAAGATATTATTACAGCTTTATATCTCCAAAGTTTGATGAAGCAAATACAACTAACAAAGTAAGAATTCGATCATTTGAACAATATGAGAACGTTGTTGCTACTCCTTGGGCGCAAGTAGCCCCTGTATATGAAATACGCAGAAGTGAACAACCAACGGATAGCACCAAGTTTAGCATTGAATACAGCGTTGTTGAAGCTCTTAATCAGGACATTATTAATATATTCTCAACTTTAGATGAACTTGATAATGCATTAGGTGCTCCGGAGTTAGTATTCTCTCCAGATTATCCGGATTTAGAAAGTTTAAGAAACGTATACTTTAATCGTCTTACGGATAAGATTAATCTTAAACAATTCTTTGAGTTTTATAAGTGGTTTGATACAAACATCGGAACTTTTGTCTCTCAATTAATACCAAAGAAAACCAAATATTTTGGAACCAACTTCATAATAGAAAGTCATATGTTGGAACGTCCGAAGTTTGAATATTTGTTTAGCGAACTTTATTTGGGCGATAGCAATAGGACCGGGCTAAGAGATAGAATTTTGTTACAACTATTAGTTGGAACATTTGCAAAATATTGATTTTTTGTTTCGGTATATATCTATACTATGACTATGACTGCATATTCTGAAACAGAAAGCCTAATTGGCACAGAATTCTCTCCATATGACGATAGCACAGCAGGATATCCTGCCGCTACACGTATTGGTTCATATCCAGAAGATGTAATAGCTATCTTTAATCAATCTGGTTCTGGAATGGATACTTCCGCCTTTGATAAGTTTAGGCAGGGCGTTGAAATGAGATTGCCAAGACACGTATATGGTAGCACTCAACCAAAGCTTTGGGCTGGTAATCTTTTACAAATACCAAGAACATATTTGCCATATGGTGAAGCTAGAACTTGGACCGAATATGAAAATACTACTGAATATTATGACAATATAATACCATTCAATCCAGTTCAATATATACAGTCACAAAACAACAACATAAACACGTATCCGTTTCCAATCTATTTCAATGATGGTCCACAAGAGGGACAAGAAGCTATTATGGAACCTCTTACGATTCCATTTAGAGCAGCTACATCATATGTCGAAGGTGCTTTCCCAGCTCGTAGACCAAAAGGAAATCTTGAAGATGGAAATCCAACTTCAGATATTCCACAATCAAATAACAGAGTATTTCAGTTTATAGAATACAATTCTCCACTAACTGCTAATCCATATCTAGACGCTGGACAAGAATACATTGGGGCTGGTTCTATAGAAGATGCTATTATAAGAGAAGGTTACGTTGATTTCATTTTAAGACTTGGCGATCCATTTGATGACACCGAAACTGAAGTTATTGTTAAAGAATTGCAGTTTAATACGGGTTCAGTAGGTGGTCAAGCATTTGAAGCAGCCTTATTAAATTTAGATATTGGTTTAGACGACGACATAAGAGGAAGTTATACTCAAAAATCAGCAACAGCAGGTTATACTGTGTATGGACCTGATCAGGGAAGATATGGAACTGATAGTATTGCATATATGGGATGGAGCAGAGGATCATGAGTAGACAAGAGAAAAGAACTAGAATAAGAGTAGTTCCTCCAAAGCTACAATTACGTGGCCAGGATGCTCTTACAGGCTCTTATCCAACCAATGTGCGCTTCTCATTAGATGGACGCTCAGGCAACTATAAAGTCGGTTATAACGATGTTCAGACGGTTGTATTTGGCACTCGTTCAAATGGAACATCATGGCAAGACAGTATGATTGGATATTGGACTATGCAAAGACTGGGCCCAAGTGCTGGTGCGTCGGGCAGCATTACTTTTGAAGCAGAATTATCCGGCTCTATTAAAGAAGGACTATTTCCATATCTAGATTTTAATTTAGCCGATGATCCTTCAACAAATTTTAAATTTATTGGAGTTAGTCAATCTTTTTCACATTATGGAAAGGCTTATAATGTAGATATCGATAAAGCAATTCCAACAGCCGGAACAACTGCAAATATTGAATTTCCATATATACAGCCAAATAAATCATATGATTATAGACCAAATTTCAGTCCATATGGAATTATTTACGAACCATCATCTGCCATTACAAGTGTGACCCCATTATTAGCTCAAAATATGGACACAGATAAAAGTCTATTTGAGTTTGCGGATCTAATAGTTCCAACTCCTGGTAAAATAGTCTATGAAAGCTTTACTTTTGCAGGTTGGTTTTACTATAATCATGATGTTAGTAACGTTGTTAATGGAATGTATTTGATTGCCGGTCCATGTAGAAAAAGTCCATGGAATATTGACAATCTAGATTATGTTGCTTCTGTTACTGAGAATTTTACCGCTAATGCATTGGATTTTTCTATTTCATTTTTAAGTGGTAGCGCAGCAAATAGAATGACACTAAACACAGTTGCAGTTCCAAATTTAGTTGATACTTGGTTTCATTTTGCTTTTAGTTTTGATGGAAAAACTTCTGGAGTTCCAGCAACCTCAGATTCAATAAAAGTTTATATCAATGGAGAAAGAGTAGCCGCTTCATCTTTCAGCTCTTTTGGAGCCGGATTTGATTCATACGATACAGATACCGCAATACAATATGGAATTTCTTCTGGCTATTCATTCGCAAAAAACTCATCAGTAACCGGCTCTGTTGGAGAAATTTCGTTTTTCAATAGAGAGTTAAATTCTGATGAAATAAAAGATATATATTATTCTCAAGTTCCATGGAATAAGAAACGTCGTGTAATAGCTGGAACATCTATAGACCTTGATAATGACCCATATCCAGTAGATGCTGGAGAATACATGACCACGTTTAATAGAGATGGCATGTTAGTTACCGGCTCTATTGTAAAGGGAGTTGGAGATAGCTCAGAGTGGGTTCATTTCTCTCCTGGGCAAGAGATGCAACCATTCCATGATCAACAACAGTTTGCTGCTGATGCTAAGGGAGCCCCTGTTCAAAATCCTTTCTTTGCTACAGGTAGTGCAGAGACTTTAGTTGGTGAAGGATTTAACAGTCCTCTTTGGAGCAAAAACAAGATTGAAATACCAATACCGGTTGCATCAAATACGGTATTAAAATTACCAGAGGGAAAAATAGGTGCGGGATTGGAGGGCAGTTACGATTCTCCGATGGCCTACTATAACTTTGATAAAAACGTTTGGGAACCAATAGGAATTGGAATAAAAATTAATTCATCTGACCTTACAGATTGTCAAGATTATTTGACCGTTGGTTTCTTTGATGGGTATCTAATGACGCAATCCATTGATACAGCGTTAGGGAATTTGAACATTAATGGTTTACATACTATGGGATATTGCGGAAGTGACTTTGGTTTTCCATATCATCCAAAATATCATGCAACTAGTTCACAAACTCTAGATATGAGCCAATATATCACAGAGCCTTTTCTCTTGGAAAAAGCTGTATTAAACATGGGACCATATAGCTTTGTAGTTGGGACAGTAGACCTAACGACCATTACTAGCGTTGTAACAGGCTCAATCACAACATTTTTCTTATTAAATCAGAGAAGAAATCAAAACATAAATTATTTCAAACGTCAGGCGGCATTCGTAAATGGAGTTTTAACGACAGTTTCTGTATCTGCACACGTGCCAGCCGATACTGTTTTAACTTATGATGATGCGTTAGCGTCTCCTCCTATAACAACACGTGTAGATACGCTAAGAGATATCCTAGGTTTTTCTCAAGTGTATTCATTTGCAAAAGATGTATTAAATACGGTGGTAAAAAGAGGCGCTTTTTCAATAGTGAGTGCTGTTACTAGTTCAATTAATGATCTAATACCGGTAACCAGTAATGACATTCTTATTGAAACAAAAAATGCGGGTATTAGTGGTGCTAATTATAATATAACTCCAACGTTTTCAATGAGCATGGGGACACCACCCGGTCTTTTTAATGATTTTCAAAACATTGGTTTGACTAATCTCATGACCAAATATATTCCTGGATCTCCAGCAGTATTTGATACCATTTATATATCATTTGATGGTTCTAGGACCGGCATTAATGTTACGCAACTTTCAACACGTGGACTTAACAATGATCTTTTTCATTCTGAGGATATAGATAATAGTCTTGTGCCGGGACCAGAATGGCCAAAAGATAAATGGAAACAAAATCCTTATATATTATATCCGCAAGATAAACTAATATTAGGTTGTCAGGCACCTGTATCAATAGCGCCAGCATTTAGAACTATATATGATATCGCTCTTGGAGCCACTAATGCTGAATGTGTGTTAACATTGCTAGCTAGTTCTAATTTTCTAGTTGAGCCAAAATTAATTCTATATGGTTCTTATATCAGAGAAAATAGAGAATATAATGATGGAACCAATCAACTTTTGTCATCAGAAACAATTCACGAGGTCATAGAATAATATGCCTATCTTTGATCAATTTGAAACCGAACCTTATGCAACCTATTCTGGGTCATATACGGATAACTACATATATGGCTCTATATTCAATTCTTCTCCGGCATATAGTAGAGAAGTTATTGCCCTTAAAACAACTGGAATTGTCAGCTCCTCTTTTTATTCCAAAGACCTAAGCCGCTCAGATCAGTTGGGATATACAGAAGGAAATTATATATCCTCAAAAACCCAAAACATACTCAATAAGTTTTTTGATATATCAGAATATATCTTTGATTCAATTATTCCTTCTCCGATTGGTATTGGAAATGTAGACAATACTTTAAATCCATACCTACAAACCACTTCTAGTTGGAAACAAATATTTTCGGCTAGCTTAAGCGGCTCTAGTAACTTAGGTCGGTCTGCTTTAACGGACAATTCTTTTCATACCTTTTTTCCTGCGCAGGTTAAGGAAATACCAGCCGGCTCTGGTGATACCCTATCAATTCCGGACATTAATAACTTTACAAACAACAAATGGTTAAACAATTTCCCATTTCAATCTAGATATAGACAATTAAGAAGGTTTCTAGGTGTTGGATTAGATAACACTTCAATAGAAGTTGACATATATTCAGGAAGCTTTGTTTCTCCTGTAATTACAACTAAAGAGCTCGGTTCTCTATTTTATGTGTATGGAGATGCCAGCTATAGGGTCTATACCAGATATTCTCAATTTTGGGTGGGACTTGGATTAAAAAATGATATACAACATGTTCATATACCAACTAGATTTTTCAATCCAATACAAAAGATTTGTTTCACAAATTATAGCGGTTCTCAAAATTCTTGTTATGTAGCTTTTGGAGACAATGGAACGATATTGACTAGTTCTTTAGGATATCCAGATACATGGGAGCCTATATGTTTTGGTAGAGATGGATATAATGCTGGAGAGGGTATAGCCTCCGTAAATGAAATTGAAATCGATTCTTGGCCTTTTGTTACCAATTCCATTAGAGATGCTTTGGCTCTTGGATATTCGCCTTCTGGAAAAGATGGGTGCCATTGGCAATGGCTTTTAGTCGTGGAAGATATTAATAGACGTGGTAAAATAGTAAGAACAAAACCTGGTCTTCAAGGCAATGCTGACTATAAAATTCCCACCAAAAACCAATGGGAATATGTTAATTTAGATGCATCTATTAATTTTTCTGATCCAGTTGATATACATTCTATATGTAGCGTCAATCCTGGAGGCATATCAGATTCTGGATATGAACTTTATGCTGGAGTATTTGCTGTTGGTAGAATTCTTGACGGTGGATTTGGTTCTGGTTTAGTAGCATATGTTGAAAAACCGGAGGCTCCTAGTTGTGTTGATACGGAATGGAACCGGTTTACACAGCCAGAAGTAACAGCGCCGGATGATGTATTTCTTTCTGTGACGGCTAATAAATTTTTTGATTCAAAACCTCGTATTTGGACCTGCGGATATACAAAAGGTTCGCCAGATGTTGGGAAAATTATATCTGGGTCGCAAGATGTTGGGGTTCCTAATTGGAAAGATGTTACTCCGACTGCTCTTTTTGCTCCGGGCCCAGTTCCTGTTTTACGTTCTATAGCATATAACGTTACAAGTGGTTCAGCCGCCGATCTTTCGTCCGGTTTAGTTTGCGTTGGAGATAATGGAACAATATTGTATTCATCAGATGGTGGAGAAAATTGGAGTAAAAGAACTCCTGCAAATAGCTATACGGGAAGTTTCGTAGAAATAAAAAAGGCTTATAGCCTAAACAGCAATAATCCTATTGATTTAACTAATGTGGCATGGATTGCAATCGGAGATGACGGAGAAATACAATTTAGTCAAAATGGTAATGCTTTAAATTGGTATAGTTTTAGAACAGGAAAACCAGCACCGGGGGCCATTCAAGCTTCAATTGATTATCCTAACCGTTTATATCCTTCTGCTAGTTTAGGGCGTTCAGTTGGAACAGATCCAAGTTGGAAGAATTTTTCTTATACTTTGCAAAATAGTTCTTTTAGGAGTTACTATGCAGGTTCAGTAGAAAGAACATTGGTTACAACCAATGCAAATATTATTAAACCACTATATACAATGGCTGCGGGAGGACTTTCAATACATGATTTTAATAAACAAATTCAAGGAGAAACAATAGGTTCAAGCAATACTTTGTTGGTGTGCAGAGTTGCAGATGTTTCATCAAGTATTAAATTTGGGTTTGAATTCGGTAATTCTAATGGTTACGAGAAATATGGATTTTTACCACAATTAGAAATTAATAACTTTTATGAGCCAAGAAGGCCAAATGCTATATGGATAAAGCCAACAAATAACGATTATAATAAAGCATTTTTTGGTTATGGAGAAGGCTTCGCTCTAGATTTAACCGACTGGCAATATGGGGCGCCTTTACAGGTTGGGAAAAAAGGAAAAACAGCCAATTTCTTAGATTGGAGCCCATATGATGTTTATTATAGCGGAAGCAATATTGACATTCCTCAGTTTAACCTTTATAATCCAGAAATACGTGGATGGAAATATGGATTATATAGTGCGATTAACACAACAACTTCGGCAATCTGGCGCAGAGGCAGATATGGACAATTCCGAGATATGTTAGAGCAGAGATTATTCACAAGATATCTCCAGACTGAAACTGTTAATCCATATGCAAATATTAAATTAAATCAAAAATTAAGACAAACAGTAGATGGACCAATACAAGTTAGGTTTATATCTTCAAGTGCAATATATTCAGCATCTGTTGATTATGTGACTGCAACAAATCCAACATATAATCCTTATGATAGTGGTATTTATGACATATACTATCGGAGTGGTCAACCATTCTTTGATAGACCAAATGAGGATTGACAATGGCTGGCTTATTAGATCCTAAAACTCGTGTATTAGATACCGTCATCACAACAGAAGGTAAGAGACAAGCTGCTACTGGAAAGATGAAGGTCGAGTATCTTTCCTTTAGCGATGCTGGCGCTATATACGCCCTAGATACGCTTGTATCTGGTGGGCCAGACTTCACCTCACGTATAACATTTGAAGCCGGTAATCTGCCCCAGGACGCCATTGTATTTGAAACAGATGATAGCGGCAATCTATTAGCTAATTTTGTAGACGGAGATTCTGGTTATAAAGTTAGAGCTGGAAAGGTATTTCCTGTATTGACAGGTTCTACAAGGTTTGAAGCACCATTTATAAGCGGCTCTCAGTTTGCATCCTTAGCTACGACACTATTAAGTTCTTCTCTTAAGAATTTCGAAAACTTATCTTTGTTAAGAAGTCCGGATCCACTAGATATTAACTTTAACGAATTTATAATCGATAACAAAAGCTTGACGTTTAAAATATCTGACACAAAGCCAATACCAAATTCTGACATACAAGAGATCGATATTGATAATGTTGAAAGCATATTCTTTGACAAGAGATTATCCCATGTTCCAAACTTTCAATATTTACCCCCTATTAATAAACCAAAGATGGGTTCAACCAATTCTATAGTTTTAGGTACGTATAAAAATCTAAATCAAAACGGATATGGAACTTATGAATCTCTTGCTCTAGAGTTAAGCGGCTCATATGCTAATGGGTTTAGTCGTGAGGTTAACTTCATAGAAACTTCTAGACAAAATAATATATTAGGGCAGTTTTTTGAAGTTTATTCAGACGGTTTGAAAAAGCTCGATGTGATTGATTATGGCATATTCCCTCCAGATCAAAATGGAATAGCTCATCATGTATTTTTCGTTGGAAAAGTATTTATAGACAGCGATAATACGCCAACATTCGTTAACATGTTTACATTAGTTTGGGAGATGTGATGGTATTACCAGTTTTAAATAAGGATTTTCCATTGGTATCTGTTCTTAAGGAAGATACAGCAAATCTAAATTTGATTAGCATCGCCGGTAACTTAATCGTTTACGGTTTGCGATATGGTTTTAATCCCAAACTAGCTAATCAACTAAACGCTACAAAGTTGCTAATAAGCATTCAAACACAAATGGGGAATACCACTACCAAACCTCAACTTATCAAAGGCTTCAATGTCGATCAAATAACCGAAAACTTACTTCAACAAGTTAATATATACAAGGCAGCCTCTCAAGTAAAAAATCAATATTCATTTTCTGTTACTAAGAATCTAGCTAAATACTTTGATCCTAAAACAATTGACAGCACTCAGCTATATACGAAGACATATGTAAACGTAGAAGTCGATCAGTCAAATACCTTAAACCGTAATGTCAATTCTGCCAATCAAAACTTAAATGCTAATGTAAATCTAAACACTTACATATCTCCGTTGCCATTTAACTTAAGAAAAGAAAGATCCAATCTTAAAACGAAGAAAAAGATAGACCCAGCGAGCTTATATAATACTGGCACAAATGCTATGGTGCCAACCTCTAAAGCATATTCCGGACTCATTCCCTCTAGAGCTTTTACTCAAAATCCTATATTACAATCCAATGCAAAAGCAAAACAACTAGTAACGGCTTTTTTATCTAAAACCGTAACAAATAGTCCGAAAGATGCCCCACAAAAAACTTATTTAACAGAGATTAAAAAAATAGCTACTGATACGATAGTAGTTAGTGATCGTATTTTTATTCCTATTGGCACAATAGGTCAAAGTGATTTCAAAATAATCTTCGAACTATTTGACGTATATGATCATAGAGTTCAAAAATTTGAAGTGTTCGTGCCGCACAACACAAATATCAACAACACATACATTACAAAGCCGCCTTTTGTAACAAAGAAGGCAAATACTGGAATCAGCAAACCTACTTTTATAATTGAACAAGTTGATCCATATGCGCATGGAGTTTCTGTTTATCGTCGGACATTATTTGCTCAGGATAACGTGCCTTTTGCAAATTATGTAAAACTGACAGATATTGCTCTTAAGTCAGGAGATAACGCTAAAACGTTTGTGGATAACGTTTTGACTAGCTCGGACGTGATATATCGTTTTGTTCCTTATGACAAGGACAAAAAACCAGCTTCAGTATTTGCGACAGTATTAGTAAGCAATTCTTCTATTAACAAAAATGGAACCAATATACCTTTACCTAAAAAGCTTTCAACAAGGCAGAATTATTGCTCACTTGATTATGCTATAGATAATGATTGTATTATAATGAAAGCCAGCAACTTTCCAGCAGACGTTGTTGCCGTGTATTATTACCGAAGAAATACCACAATAAACGAAACGACATTCAGAAGAATTGGCGGGATTTCTAGGATTCAGCCTTCAAGTAGTTTGCCATTTCGTTTGGTTGATACCGGAGTCAAAAAGTATAACGTTTACGAATATAAGGTTGGTTTCATATATTCTGACGGTCTAGAGCAAATGAGTCGTAACATCATGGCGGTTGAGTTCAGACCTATTGAAAAAAATGTTGCTGCTTGTAATGTAAATGGCATTAAAACTGGAACATATATTGATGGATTTCCAGATGTAACGTTTAATATTACTTATGCCTTCAATAAGAATCAATATGAAGATATCAAAAACTTGATTACAAAACAGGGTTTATTATCTGAATATAATGAACAAATTAAAGAGAACAAGGAACTTCTAGGCAGATTATTTGCATATAAAGTTTTAAGACTGAATATGGCAACTGGGGAGCTTGAAGATTTTGGAGTTATAACAGATAATAATTTTTCAGATCGACAACAAGGCTTGGCTAAAGGAATTTCTCCAATATCTGAGGGGATAGAATATTCTTATAAAATTACCACTTTATTAAGAAATCCGGAAACATTATTTCCTACCATTACCAGAACTGTAAGTAAGATTAAAAAACAAAGCATTAAGTCTTTGAATAGAAGCTATACGTTATATCCATATGAATGGCAACAACCGGTTACATTCCGAAATGGAACACTATATAGCGACGATTCGATAGTTCGTAGTTATCCACGTAAACTGCCTTCATTTGAGTTTGGAGACGTGGTAGATATAAAAGAAGTTACTGTTAAAGTAGTAAGTGATTTGCCGACAGTCACAAATTTACAAGCAATTTCTCTTGGTCCTCAAAGATGTTTATTGAAATGGGGTATAAGTGGAAGTCGAAGAAAAATTGATCATTTTATAATCGTTAGAGATATCTTAGGAACAAAAACTATAGTGGGAGCTGCACACAGTTTAGCTAATGCAAATGACAGTCAAATGTTATATCTAGATACTTTTAACAATAATGAAAAAGGACAAGTAACCTATACTTTAATACCAATATACTATGATGACACAGAAGGTCCGCCAACTCGTTCTAATACAATTTTGATGTAATCATATTTAATATAGGTTTATATGTCGCTTAATATAAGAAATAACACAGCAAATGATGGTGGAATCACCACCGACCCAGCCCAACAAAATAATGGAAACAGCATTTCTTCCGATGTGAATGAAACTGTTCCAGTAACTTTTGCTGTTGTTAATCCACAGCAAAAACCTAATAATAAAAATTATGCATATGTCGCTCCTCCAAACGTTCAATACGTTGTAAGTCAAGTAAATAAAAAATTACTTTATCAATTATTGAATCAAAAACCTTTTGTATCCAATAGAAAACTACCGTCTCTTATATCGTATTCCCCACCATTACAAAACACAATAAATAAACTTAATACAGATAGTATTAATACAGGGGTATCCACGGTTGCAAATGGAACTTCACAGATTGTAAGCAATGCCGGCATTTCTGCTTTGGATCTTAGACCAGAAATTATATCTATGTTGGATTTGGCACCAATATGGAAAAAACAAACTAAACCAACAAATACGAATTCAATTCTAGAACGGTTATATACTGATAGTGGAATGTTTGTAAAGTTTCAATATCAAACAAAGCAACTAAGACAAGAAACTTTAATTTCGACTATTAAACAGATAAAAAATGTTCTAAAGCAAGATACGGCGTTTGATCCAATACGAACAGATTATTTGAAAGAAATAACATATGTTCAAAATGCATTGATGTTCTACAAAAATATCATCGACAATATTGATATCATCAAGAATTCTTTTGAAATCAGAATGATAGGAGATGACAGTTTCAAAACGAATGATGGAACATTGGTGACTCCTTTAAAAAAATTCTATACGGAGAATTTAGGATATAAGACGGCTCAATATGATGCATTTTCAGAAACAAAACTATTACTTCAACTGATGTTCGAATTGAACGTTCGTCTTAAGAATTATTCTTCAAAATTTTTAGATCAATTACTAATCGGCAGGGCTTCAGATTTGAGCCCAATAAATATTAATACGAGCGAAGACGTTGTTGGTTATAAATTCGATATCAACAATTTTACTTCTCAAAATAATTCACCATTAAATGCCGCTTCAAGCGATACATTTCAAAGCTTTCTTAATTCCTTGCCTTCTGAGGTTGATTCTAGAATTAAGCTTCTGACATATCTTCTAGCGAAAGAATATATTGTATCTAGTAATCTAGGAAACAGTAAAAATGATTCTGTATTTAAGCCATTTAATGTTCAGTCTATCGGAAATCCATTTCCATCGATTCTTGGAGACATTCCTAACACAATATTAAAATTACCAGTTAACAAAAATGGAATGTCGGCTTTGCCATTCTTTGGTTTATCACGTGACAATAATGTTTTAGTATTCGAAAACAAGTTCATAGATGATCCAACGAATACAAATATTTCATGGATTCCAGGTCAAAACTATTATACAGAGCAAATAATAAACCCGGCTGGCAACACCTGGGATATTAGTGCATATGAAGCATATATCTCAAATTATTTGAAAGTTATGACGGCTGGAATATCTGCCATAAAAGCGTTGCTCGGTATTGCAATTCAAGGCACTACAAATCAATATATAACCCCGAGCAAATTGAATAGAAGAATTCTTGAGTGTTTCTATACAGCGTTTGACAAAGTTACTCCTCAAGAGGAAGAAGTTGCGGCACGATTTGATCCTGCGTCTTATGCACAAAAACTAGCACTACAACAATCAAGAAAAGAACTTGAAGAAAAATTGAAAGTTGAAAGAGAAAAAATACCAAACGGAGAAATTACCCTAAATAATATAACGCCAGATGGTAGTAGCACAGATCCTAATGGTCCATTCCGACCGCACCCGGATGATCTTAACCGTGAAATTGATAAGATCAAAAACCCTCCAATTATAAAAGCATTAGAACAAAAAATAGAAGAATTGAATCGCAAGATTAATGAACTAAACGTTCCGGACCCAACGGTACTACAAGTAACTCTGGAACAAGCATTAATAATGAATATATTCAATGCTGCAAGCGAAAATGAATTATTAAAAAGGCTGTTGTTTCAGTATTGTATATTAGCTGGTCTTATACGAAATAAGACTAGTGATACTAATGGGCTATTTAACGTATTAGCTGCAAACGAAATTAATAGTGTAGAAAAATTAGATTCCGTCCCAGGTGCTGCCGCTCGTGACCCATCACGTGAGTTTGAGGAGTTTCCATCTACAGTTAACGGTTCTGATTTAGTAAAATATATAAAAGATTTAGCTTCCGGAATTGCTGCTGTATATACACAATCTCGAAATGGTTCTACAAATAATTCCGTAGCTGGGTTCGGGGGCGCCAAAAAGATATCTGTTATTATAAGTGAAACAGATATTCCTACTGTATTAGAGAGAGCAGCTTTAGGTCAAGGAACAATTGGTAACGTAAATTTAATATATCAATACGTAAATCTAGCAAATGACATCTTTAAGTCGTCTCAAATTAATGGAGCCAATGTTCAATTGTTGCCGGACAACTCAGGTAGAACCAGGTTTAATTCTATCAGCACATCAACTCAACTTTTTATGTTGTTTGAAATATTTTGCCAATATGCAAAAAAATATTCATTTATTGACATTAATAAATCGAGTCAAGATGTATTTGGTTCTGTTGTCACGTCCACATCGTCATCGATAATAAATGGCGGCAACGTCAGATTAGACCGTGATGGAGATATGGCTGAATATACTGATAGTGTAGCTGCTGAGTTTAAAACAACTACAACAACAACAACAGAAACAAAAACGGGAGTATTAACTTTTTATTCTCTCAATATTGACCTTACAAACACGGGATTAGTTCAAAAGGCTATAGGTATCTTAACTAAAGACTATAAAGAAGATGAAGCGCAATCAGAACGCCAAAACAATGAATATTTTATCTCCCTAGAAGATAACAAGAAAAAAATAGACAAAGAATATTCAGATATGTCTGACATATTAGGAATATTTGAAGTCATTGGAAACAACCTTAACTCGAGTCTCAATAAGGTTAAGCAATTTTTCAATCAAACAACTCTTAAGACGTTCTTGGCTACAAATCCAATACCAAATCTTAACTTGGTCAAAAATAAATCTCAGCTACGTATATCTGCTCAAACGTTCGAAGATATTAAGCAGAAAACGATCGTGCCTCTAGATTTTATTTCTGCTAATAGTTCTGGTCAACAATCTACGCAGACTAAAGAGATAGAACTTATTGTTTCTGATGCAGTTCTTCCACAAGAATATTCTATTCTTGAAAAGATGATGAAGAACTACGTGGCAGGAAATGATGTCGGAGAGGAAACAATAAAAAGGAACTTTAAAGTTTTGAGTGTCGGTATTCCTACAGGATTTACAAAAGCATTGTCTGATCGAATCAATAAGGGTGATATTAATAACGTTACCTTCAAAGATAGACAAAGTGACTTGATCAACATTAACGTTTTCGTAAGAAATGCAAAATATCCAGAATTAGTATTCAAACCAACCAAGTATATATTTGACACCAGTTTGTTCCTTACAAAGAAAAACATAATCAATGTACAACCGCAAGACGGTGAAAGTTATCTTGCAATATTGAACCGGCTGATGTTAACTGATTTTGACAATCCTTTTAGTCCAGTAGAAATTGATCTTCCAACATTACGTCAAGATCCAAAGTATGGCTTCTTAACTGACCAACAGTTTATGGAATTATACATTAATCATACAAACAGTTATTTGTTTGGACTATATATGAGCTTGTTTACTGGCGTTAAGCCAAGCGAAGATACATTTACTTTCCCTGAGATTCCGGAAAGAGTTTTGAATAGCAAAATGAGATCGATATTAATCGAATATCTTAAGAGAATCAATCTTCCAATTCCGGCAAATTTAAAAACAACTTCTGAAGTTATTGCAGACCCAAATATTCCTGATGAAGTTAAAGACCATTTCAGATTGTTTACATATGGCAGTCTAGTGATGAATACAAATGAAGTATCTAATCGTGTATTGACACCAAAATTGTATGATCGTATATTCTATTTGCCAATTCAAACATATTTGATGGAAATCGATATTCAAAGAACTAAAATATATAATCCGGATATTAACTTTGATTTATATAGAGAAAACATGGTTTTCGATACAAGAAATCCTAATCAACCAAAATATTTTATTCGTGATGGTAAGCCAGAAGATTTCATTGTAAAGGATTTGTTTGTGCAAGTTGAAACTGTAGCAGATCAGAGAAAGTTCTCGGATCAATTAGCAACTATTGCCGGTTCTTTCAAAGCTTTGATTCCTCCAAAAAGCATTACAAACATAATTAAATCACCATTGCTACGTAATGGTCCAAGTCTAGGTAATATACCGGCACAAAACAATAACTCCTTGGTTAGAAGGAGATAACAATGACAAAATCTTATCCTTCAAATAGAGCAATAATATTAGATGCCCCTGGTGAAATACCAATACCAACAGCAGAATTTATATATAATTTCTTTTTGCCAGATGAGTATAAGAATGAAAACCCGCTTGGTTCGACTCCTAATAAGTTACAAAATGACCTAAAGAGATATACAAATACATCTCAAAGACAGCAACTGAAACGCAAGATTCAAAGATTCGTTCCTAGATACAACAATCTATCTTGGAAAGCAATTGCAATAGGTAATAGACCTGATTGGATTGGCACTATATCGATAGCTGATAATCTTAATAAAGTTATCGATGAAGAAACACTATCTTCAGACTTTTTTACTAGCATTATGTTTAAGGACAATGGAGCTGATGGCAAAATAAATTATGCCATATCAAAAGCTATCAATACAATCTTTACGCAACTAAATGCAAACACGACAAATATGTCTCAAATGGATATGATTAAGCTTTTAAATGCAGCTACGTCAGAAAACATCGATGGAACATTTCTTACCGAAGCTTTCATTAATCTTGAGAAAAATGGCGTTAAATACACCAGCAACAATACCAAAGAAGATATCGTAAAATCCATCATTGATGAATTGAGAAACGTCAAAACAAAAGCTTTCTTTAATAATAAACGTATTGCAACGTTACTTAAATCTAGTGTTCAACAACCGGAAAATATATTTGGCGATGAAACCTATGCGAGTTTAGGCATGGCTAGAATAGTTCAAGAAAACACTATAACTGCTAGACCTAATTCTGTCATAGATTCAGTTGACTATCAGCTTAACTTACCAAACTATATAAACTATAATCGCAATATACCAAGCGGGACATATAAGATCAATTATCAAGTAATTGGTTATATCATAGAAAAGAAAGAATATCCAGTAGATGGTCAACCTATTGATAAAGACCCTATAGTGATTGACAATCCTAATGTTTCTGAATGTGTAGATTATAATGTGAAATATGGTGCTCAGTATGGCTATACTGTCAAATCCGTATTTTTGTTAGAGTTGCCGACTTATAATATTACGGATAACAACATTGAGTTTGGGACGAGCACTTATTTAGTAGCTTCTCAAAGATCACCAGAGGTTTATATACAATGTAGAGAATATATGCCTCCACCTCCCCCAGCGGACTTTAAAATAATATGGGATTACCAAAGAGATATACCAATGTTGACGTGGAACATTCCAGTTAACTCACAAAGGGATGTGAAATATTTTCAAATCTTTAAGCGCCGGGGAATTAATGAACCATATCAGTTGGTAAAAATGTATGACTTTAACGATAGTCAGACTCCTCTAGCGTTGGCTGATATGAGTGAAAACTTCATTGATCAAAATCTAATAGAAAACTTAAGGTTTTCAAATGGAACCTCATTACCTAAAAAGTATTATTATGATGAAGAATTCAAGCGAGAAGATACGGCAATGTATGCTGTAGCTTGCGTCGATGCTCATGGATACAGTTCAAATTATTCAGTTCAGTTCAAGATATCATATGACAAATTCGCAAATAAAATTATAACTGAATCGATTTCTAAAGAGGGCGCACCAAAAGCTTATCCTAATTTCTTTATACAGAAAGATGCTTTTGTTGATTCTATCAGAACTAGCGGAACTAAAAAAATGACCGTTTATTTCAATCCTGAATACTTAAAGGTAACGAGCAAAGGTGCGCCACCGACAGACTTAAATTTGCTTAAAACCGATATTAATTCAAAATATGTTTTTCAAATGATTAATATTGATTTAGAGACTGAACAGACGCTAGATATTAAGTTAACTGACACAAGAGATCAAACCAATAAACCTGGTCCAAACAATATATCAAACAATTCAACAATTTCAGTTAACAATAACATTAAACCATTGTCTTTTGATAATGTCAGCTATCTTGGCGTTCCAAAATAGAATTGGACTATATATAATATAAAGCATAGATTTTCGGAGTTTTAAAATGGGATTTTTACAAGGCGATACAAACAACATAATATTAGATGCTGTATTAACAGATACAGGAAGAAAATTCCTATCTCAAAATAATCAAAGTTTTAAAATCTCTAAGTTTGCTCTTGGTGATGATGAAGTAGATTATGGTATTATTCAAAAATATGGCCGAACAGTAGGAAAAGAAAAGATTGAAAAGAATACGCCAATCTTCGAAGCTCTTACAAATGGTTCCCTAGCACAAAAATATCGCTGCGTCTCGGTATCAGATCCTAATCTTGTTTTCTTGCCAACTATAGAATTAGTCGGCGGACCAAAAACAATATCAATCAATTCCGCAAATAAAATTCCTGCTAATATTCAAATACAGCAGGTTTTCAGCGATCCATTAAATGTCAGCAGCGAACTAGTTGACGCCACATATATGGTGCAGCTTAACTCTCAATTCTTGGATATTGTTGGTGAAACCCCAGAATATACCGAGTCTCAAAATCAAACCTCAAGCTATCTAATATCTTCAGTTGCTGGACAAGCATCAGATACTAATGGCTCCGTATTGACATTTAGCTTGAGAACAAGAACAATTACAGATGCTCAATTCCAAATATATGGAGCAGTAAACGGCACATCAACAAAAACAACCATTAACACATATGTAAAAGTTACTGGTTTGCAATCCGGTGCCACAATAGACTTACTCGTGGCAATTCAAAAATTCTGATCAGAAATAAGGTAATAAACAATGGCAACTTTCCAAGCGTTTGATAATCAAGATATAAGATCAACTACCTCTTATTTGAATCAGTTGGTTGATATCATCGGTTCTGATGTGTCTTCATCTGCTACCAGAAGAGAATATCAGGTATTCGTAACTGGCGGTTTAGGACCAGGAGTAACTTCTTCACTTTTCCAAACCATCTATGATCAAGACTTCACTCTTCAAACTGCAAATCCTGTATTTGATATTACTTACGGATTTGCAACCAGTTCTGCAATTATATCAGAACTAGCTCCAACCATAGATGCCAATGGAAAATATATATTCGGCTCTGACACTCTAATGATGAGAGAGAAGATTGATATATATCGTTTGTTTGCTCGTCAATTGCTTGGCGATGAAACTGCTACATTTACTGCAACAGCTCCAAATTCCAATAATACTATTGAGATTAAAGAGGCAATATTCATATGCTTCAAACGTTTGTTTGCTCGTGATAAAGTTAAAAGAGAAACGTTTGCTATGCGCTTCTTTACAAGCGCATCAAATGATGATCCAAACTTTAAAGTAGTTGGAAATACCGCTGCTATATTGACAGATATTAATTCAAGCACAAATAAGTTTTTTGAAGTTGGCGGAGAAGCTGCTGTTGTTGTAGACTCAGCAGTTACAACAAATCCATATGGATTACTATTCCTTGACAGAGGTATACTTGTTTTAGATATGTCCAGAAGCTTCGATCAAGTTCAAGATATATCTGGCTCTATAGATTGCGTTACAACAACAACTGGTATAGTAGACGTATCTGCAAGCCTTTGCAGATTTGCTGCTTCAGCTTCTGTAGATGATTTTGTTGACCATCTTTGCAGCACACGTTTTACCGGTTCAAATGAAACTGCAATGACATTCCAAAACGTAACAAACATCAACAGCACAATATTCTTCTGTCGTGCTAACCCAGATTCATTCAACTACTCCTCTAATCCAACATTCGTAGATGATAACAATAGAATTGTCGTTATTGATGAAGGCGAAGAATTAGATCAGGAATCATTCACATTTGTTACCTCTATTGGTCTATATGATGACAATAACAATCTGTTAGGAGTAGCTAAGTTGTCTCGTCCGGTCCTTAAAGATTCCGAGAGAGATTTAACTTTTAAAGTTAGACTTGATTTCTGATTAGAACGACTATGCAATATGTCAATACAACGAGTAACACCAGATGATTTTGAGACGTTTACAATTGAAACCAATCCAAGAAGAACTTATATAAGCTCCTCAACAGATGGTGTAACCGGTTCTCTTTATCTTTTTCCTCGACGTTCAACATATCAGAAAGAACCATATCCTCTAAACTATTATACTAAGTCATATTTCTCAGATTATGATCTAAATCAACTTAGATTAAATGCAATAACTACTTCTACTGGGTCTACAAATATAACTTCAGAGATATTGGCATATATGACTGGGGTTCAAGAAACACCGGTATCTCCTAAGCAATATCAACGTTTAGAAATTATCCGATTCGAACCACCATTCAGATTCAACTCCAATACTTTACGTAAGCTTGTCACTATTAACACATTAATGCCTTATTATCGGGCAACATATCCTAATGCACATTACAGCTACACAAACTATCATTGTTTAAATTTTTATTCTGCTAGTAATGTCCCAACCGGAAGCGTGTTAATATATCCAAATCCAGTAAGTTCTATAGATCCAATATATCGAGATTATAGCTTCTCAGGTTCTTTCTCTTTTGATTTTTGGATAAAACCAAAACTTAGTCCTTATCAAGAAACGATATATAAACCAGGAACTATAATGCATATGTCTAGCGCATTTGCCGTTAGTCTATGCTCTGGTTCTTCCAGAGACATTAATGGTGCCGTAGATGGTTTTAGAATATTGTTACAGCTTTCTAGCTCTACCGACATAGCTCCTGATCTAGTTACCACATCAACGCCTTTTACATTTTTTTCTAACGATAACTCTTTAGAAGCTAACAAATGGCATCATGTTACAGTCAGATGGGGTGGACCAAATTATAATTTTGGTTCTGGGTCATTTATTATTGACCAACAAAATCAAGGTTATATTGTTATAACCTCGAGCGTTGTAGCTGGTTTAACTTCTGAAACTCAAGATATTCTATGTATTGGAAATTACTATCAAGGACCAAATACAGGTGGAAGCACAACATCATGGTTCTTTTCTACTAACACGTCTTTAAAAGATGGACTATATGAACTTACCTCTTCAACAACAAGAGAACTTCCTAATTCATATTCTTTCAAATATCCATTGAAAGCCGAAATACATGAAATAAAGATGTATAATAGCTATTTGAATAACGATCAAATAACGGCTTTAAACACAACCGGTTTAGCGAACGTATCATCGTCAAGTCTTAAATTTTATTTACCACCATTCTTTACACAAGAAAGTCCATATCGTCAGGTTGTAAGTGACCAAGGCGGAGTATTTGAAACGCCATTTGTCGCAGAAGATGGAACCACTATAGACCCATTTAATATTAAATTGGCATTTGGATGCGGTGGACATTATATCAATCTAGAAAACTATGTTAGAGATTTTGTTACCGGTAGAAATCCAAGACTATTGGAACTCTCTTCTTCCGTTATTACAACACCTCTTGCTACTGCCGTGTCAGCAAATGATTTACTATATAGTTCTGGTTCGAACATTAAACGGCTATATACAATATTGCCGAATGATAATGGCAAATTCTATCCTAATTTTGATATATTGTCAACTTATAGCGGTAGTAAGTTTGTTGACGATAAAGGAACATCGGTTCTAGGATATATCTCTCTAAGAGATCTGATTACAGGTTCATACCCTGGAACAGTTATCGATAGCTATTATGAAAATTCTATTGCAATCGAACTGCAAGGAGGAAACAATCCAGATACATTCTGGCAAGGGACTTCTCCAGGAACAGACTATGCAATATACAACAGAACTAGAGACAACACCAGTAATCAAGTTGTATTTTTTGATATAAGCAACATGTATTATGGTATGTCTATTAAACCTGGCACCTTCGTCCTCACAGATGACAATATAAGCGGCTCCATAAGCGGCAGCATATCAATGCTTATTAAAGATGATGGTTATGGTAATCTATACCGTGCAGATGCTTCTAGTGAACATGCAACATGGTCTTCACTAGGTAATATATTCTATAATGAAGGTATCGTGCTTCTTAAAGTTCCACAACTCTATTTCTTTGGTCTTAATCAGTTCCAATGTGAATTCCAAGGAATACAGAACGTTCACGTTCTAACCGTTAATGGCTATGCACGTCCTATGCAACTTATAACATCAAGCTATGCTCAGTTCCAGAATGGTGAAATTGATGATCTTGCTAATGAAACCGATAAGAGATACGTATTTATCTCTAACGTTCTCCTTCATGATGATAATCTAAACGTTATTGGTAGAACATCTATAGCTCAACCGGTCTTGAAGAGAAGCGGTGATAAGTTCCTCTTTAAGATCAAAATGGACTATTAACCGATACACACATACTTATATGTATGACAATCATACATGACAACAATTCAACTCCACGAACCATTATATTTTCTTGCGACTGCTGCCAACAACGTTTTGAACGAAGCAGTAAAAGTAAACCAAGAATTGATTACAATATTTTGAACAATAAAGAGCATTATTGTTCTCTGAAGTGTGCTTATCAAGCAAGAAAGCCAACTAAAGCAAAAGAAACCACGTGTAATATGTGTTCTGTGAGTTTTCTTATGGCTCCTTGTAAAGAAAAAGAAACAAATTTTTGTTCACGTGAATGTTATTGGCAATATAGAAAGATTGATCCAAGAGTTAAAACTAAAAGAAAGCCTCTTTCTGAGAGTGCCAAGAAAAAAATTGGCGCAGCTAATAAAGGAAAACAAACCCGATTGGGGGCTGTTCTTTCCGAAGAAACAAAAGAAAAAATTAGTAGACACCATAAAGAAACCGGTTGTTTTGCAGGTAATAAAAATCCAATGTATGGCAAGACCCATACAGACGAAGTAAAGCAAAAAATGTCGGAAATAGTTTCCTCTGAAATGGTCGCTGGAAAACGTAGGGGATATGGAAAAAACTATCATGAAAAAGGATATGTGTTTTCTGTGAAGCTTAATGCTAATGTTTTTTACAGATCATCATGGGAAAAGGCGACCACACAATGGTTAGATGATAATAATAATATTATAACATTTTCATATGAACCTTTTTCTATACCATATCTTTATAAAGAAAGCAGCAGGAACGTTATTAGACATTATATACCGGATTTTGTTGTAGAATATGTTGATGGAACAAAAGAATTGTGGGAGATTAAGCCGTTAATATATGCAAATACAGAAAAAGCAAGACAGAAACAAATTGCGGCTGAAGAATACTGTAAGCTAAATGGGATTAACGGTTATAGAATTCTTACAAAAGAAGACCTTAAGAGTATGAATATTCTATAAGTCTTATTGTCTCTGTTAATCTATAATACCCCATAGCCTCTTCTAATTGGTAGGGTTCCACTTATCATCTAATTGGTATTATGACTAAAACAACTGTTAAGAAAACACGTAAGAAACCGAGAGCTAAGACCCGCAAGGGTAAAAGACAATCTCATTATATTACCGGGACACATAATTCTCCTAAATGTCCAAGACCCATTCAATATCGGTCCTCATGGGAGTTATATGTTTGTAAACATTTTGATGAAGATCCTCAGATAGTATCCTATGATTATGAGCCATATAAAATAGCTTATACATCAAATGCAAGGTCTGGTAGGGTTAGATTTTATATACCGGATTTTGTTGTTAACTACGCTGACGGCTCTCAGAAGATTATTGAAGTCAAAAGAAACTCTGCGTTAAATAATAATACGGTAGTAAAGAAAGCAGAGGCGGCAAGAAGATGGTGCGAAAGCTTAACAAAAAAGGGAAGGAAGACAACCTACGAGTTTTGGACGGAGACAATAATATTTCCGATCCGAGCCCGGTTTCTTCTTCTGGAGAAACAGCAGGAGAAAAAAGATTAGTAGATTTGGGGCTTGATATATCCACATCTGTAGTTGGCATATGTGTGTTAGATAGCAAGACTGGTCAACTTATAAAGCTTACTCATAAGAAGCTTGTTAAGTTTGAAGATGAGTATGAGAAGGCAGATAATTTCCTTTCAGATTGGATTGATCCATCATGGAAGGTAAGAAGGATTTATATTGAAGAAGCCGCCAAAAAGTTTACACCGGGATTTTCTTCTGCTGACACAATAATGACGTTAGGACGGTTCAATGGTATTCTTTCTTATATGGTCTATCAGTTATTTGGTGTTAAACCTATTATGGTTAACGTTCGCTCTGCACGCTCTAAACTTAACATTAAGATAGATTATAAAGATAAAACTTCATCCACCAAGGATAAGGTTTTATTAACCGTTAGAACTTTAAATCCCAGTTTTCCATGGATAATCCGTGAAGCTAAGACTGGACAGTTTAAAGGGCAAATGATATATGATAAAGTTAATGAGGATCTTTCCGATGCATGGGTTATCTGCCGAGGCGGACAATTAATTTATCCGTGAAATTTATCCGTGAAATGCATTTATTCGTCATATTTATAGGTGATGGATAGGTAATGTATGAAATGGAAAATAGATAGCCAACAAAAAATGGGAATATACAAAATTGTCAATATCTTAAACCACAGAATATATGTTGGTAGCGCAATTAATTTGCAAAGAAGATATGCGGCTCATATATCATGTTTAAAAAGAAATAAACATGGAAACTCTTATCTCCAAAATGATTGGAATAAATGTGGTCCCGAAGCTTTTGAGTTCCATTTACTTGAGGCTGTAGAAAAAAAGCAAGATTTGTTATTGAGGGAAACAGTATATATTGATATCTACTTTGATAATAAAAATATGTGCTACAATATCTGCCCGGTAGCTGGAAATACTGTTGGAAAATTTCACACGCAACAGACAAAAGAAAAAATGTTGTCAATTGCAAAGAAAAAAAGTGCGCCGTGGCAAATATTGTCCCCTGATAATGTCATATACACAATTACGGGGGTCCGTTCTTTTTGTAAGGAACATAACTTAGATCGTGGTGCTCTAATACGACTTAAATATGGAAAATGCCTTTCTTACAAAGGATGGAGACTTCCAGAAAATAAAGAATATATTGGAAGTTTAGAACAAATTAAGAACATGGTTAGTGTGCGGTCAGCAAAAACTTATAACGTTATTCTTGTTTCTGAAGCTGGAGAACAATGTGGACCTATACACAATATTAAAAGCTGGAGCGAAGAACGTAATTTAAACTATCGTGTTGTTCATGCTCTTATAAGAGGTTCTTGTAAATCGTATAAAGGCTGGAAAATAAAAGATAGTATGTAAGCTATATGGCTGATAGCTGGGTTATCTGCCGTGGCGGAATGTTATTAAATCCCTGATTTGATTATGTCATCAACAAAGAAAAATTCTAAAAAACGTGTAGAGAACGATTATTACCCAACTCCAAGTTGGTGTGTTGAACGTTTATTGGAAGAGGTTAATATGCCACATATGTATCCTCTTCGTTCTGTTGGACGTTGGCTTGAACCCGCTGCTGGTGATGGTGCTCTTATACGGGCTATAGACGCTCGTTTTAGAGTAGCCCCTACTTGGACTGCCATAGAGCTACAGGATAAGTTTAAAACCGATCTGGAGGCTGTAGTAGACCCAAACCGGGTTCATATAGAAAGCTTCTTGGATGCGGCATTACTTAAAGAATATGAAGTGATTATAACCAACCCACCATTTTCAAAAGCATTAGAGTTTATAAAGAAATCAATAGAGCTGGAGCCAGAATATGTTTGCATGTTATTACGACTTAACTTTATGGGTAGTGGTGACCGGTCTGATTTTCTCAGAAAATATACACCAGATATCTACGTTCTCCCTAATAGACCGTCATTTAATGGCAAGGGAACTGACAGCATTGAATATGCTTGGTTTGTTTGGGAAAGAGAAAAGAACTTTG